TTCTTGGAATACTTTTTTGCGAGCGTCGTGATGCCGTCGATAATCTCCGGCGCGAGCAGACCGGCGACGCCGTAGGTGACCGCCTTCACAAGTGAGCTGACCTCGATCTGCTCAACGATAAACCATGCGAGCGTCGAGACGATGGCCGCCATGATAACGCGCCGCACGCTGTCCCAGATCGTCCCTTGGATCGGGTTGGCCAGTAGGCGAGCAATCATGCCAGCGCCGCCAATCACCGCAGTCAGCCAGCCCGTTTCTTTCCAGAGCTTGGCCACTTCCATGAGGTCTTTGTGCTCGTTCATTTTTTTCGCATCTCCATGATTTTTTCAAGTGTGCGACCGCCGAAATAGAACGACATGATGAGCATGCCCCACTGACCGAGCAGCGAAACGTAAGACTCGTTGGCGTTGTATCCGAAGGCTGACATGCCCGCGAAAATAAAGTAGCCAGCAAGGATTGCCGCGAGCGTCATTGGCCGAATGTTTTTCGACCACCACGAGTCCGAAGCCATGTCCGCTTTGAGGCGGTCGGTCAGGTTGTCTTGCTCGACGCGGTAGGCTTCGAGGTCCGCGTTCATCTTCGCCAGCTCGCCGTTCTGCGCCAGCGCCGTGAGTTCTAGCTGCGCCTTGGCCTTCGCTTCCGGGTCCGGAATCAGCTTGTCGATCAGCTTCGTGCCGATGCCTAGAACTTCAGCGAGTGGAAACATGGGTTATACCTTCTTCGGATTCGTCAAACGACGAAACAGGAAATAAGGCAACCAGACCCATTTTGGAATCTTCGTCACCTTTACGTTAGTGCTTTCAATAAACGGCATCTCTGCATCCCAGAGCTTTACCCTAATAGGCGAGCCGTCTGGCGAGGTGCAGCTAATAATAGACACGTTGCGCGTGGGAGCGCGGCCTCGGCTCCAGTAGTTGTCGTATTGCCCAAGCTCAATCGTGCCCGAGATGCAGCATCCGTAGAGCGAAAGCCCGTCAATGGAGCCTTTGGCCGTGATCGACCCAGCCACCGTGCAATTCTGCACGACGTAGTTTTTGCCGCGCACGAAGTCTATCGAGTCCTCCTGCGAGGCTGGAATGGTGAGACCCGACACGCAGAGGTTCGACACGTTGGAGCCCTTTACGAGATCGTCGTAGTTTTCGGGGTCAAGCGGTGCCTGCCACTCAGCCGCGTTCACTGTTAGCCCGTTGTCGGCGGGTCCAACGTAGCTGCGCCAGTTCGTGTCGGAGGTTCCGGCCATGTTACTCGGCTTTCGGTTCCTTTGGCTTTAACGCCTCGGCAAGCTGCTCCGCGCACTTGCGTAGCAAATCGTGGTCGTCGGCCTTCAATGGGGCTTGGCGAGCGGCTGCGTATAGGTTTTGGAGTGCTTCTTGAGCGTTCATGTTAGGAAGCGGCGAGTTCTTGATGCGCGATGGCCGTAACCGCAGCCGAGACTTCGGCGTAGGTGTAGGTCTTGCCGTCAACCGTGACGGTTTTGTCGCTTAGGAGCGGCCATTGAACCGTTGTCCAAGGCGACACGAATACCTGCCCGTCGATGGTGGTTTTCTTTTCGAAGAAAGCAGTAGCGACGGGAGACTCGCCCTGCGGGTCAGTCTGGATGCGTTGTAGCGTGGTGGTGACGATTGGGTCATTCATGGTAGGAAAAAATTAGGAAGAGACGGCTTTGATTACTGCGAAGTTGAAAACGGGCGCTTCGGAGGTCGTGCCGCCCGTAGTGGCGAAGGAAATACGGAAGGAACCCGCGCCAACGGCGGTGACGTGCATCATGTAAAGGTCGGTCCCGCTGCGCTGGTTGACGATGATGGTGTCGGTCGCGGCCACGACGGAGTTGGTGACGGTGAAGCTCTGCCAAAATTCTGAGCCACCATCGGTGAAAAGCGTGATCGCGCCGCACACGGTGTTGAGCGTGACGCCGGTGGTGCGCGAGGTGCCTTGCGTGACTGCGCCGCCCGCGCCGGTCGCGTAGCCGATGCCGCCCGTTGCGGAGGTGGAGCGGATTTGCCCGCCCGCGAAGATCGCCCCCGCATTACCAAACCCACCCGCGTTGACCAAGCTGCCCGTCGTCGTGGACGTGCTGGCGGTGGTGCCGAACACCTTGAGCCCGCCCGTGCCGGAAATGTCGGTCGTGCCGCCGATTAGGAGGTTGCCGTTGGCGGTGAATCGTCCGCCCTCAGTCATTGTTCCTGAAGTGTTTTCAGTCCAGATGCCCAGATACCCACCGGGAGTTCCTGCCGAAGCGTTTGCCGCGATAAAGCGAACACCTTCACGACTTGTCCCGTTTGGAATGTAAAAGGATTGCTGGATTCCCCGGTCTGCGGCTTGGTTTGCAAAACTTTCCAATCGCAAGGCTTCGGGGGTTCCTCCGGTTGCAGTAATTCGAGAGGTAAGCCCAACTCCAGAAACGAATTCTATGGTTGCGCGTGCTGTGTTCAGGGTGCCCGCGATGCCTACGCCGCCCGCAACAGTGAGGGCTCCTGTCGTTGTGGACGTGCTGGCGGTGGTGGAGGACAGCGAGAAATTTCCAACGCTCGAAAGCGTGGCCCGCTGCGTCATTGCGCCGCCTGCTGGTCGCGTCCAAAGGGTAAGTGCGCCTGCCGTGTTGTTATCGGTGCCGTTTTCCTTTTGGCCTTTAAGCCCGGCGAAGGTTCCCTGAGAAGTGCCTGTAAATACGCCGCCAAGTTGAATCGTGCCGCCGTTGGCGATGGCGCTAGTTCCGGTTGCTATGACTGAAAATTGGGACAGACCACTGCTTATGTCGCGCAAGCCACTAATCACGTCTAGCGTGCTTCCAAAGTTAGCCGCCCCCGCATTACCAAACCCGCCCGCGTTGATGAGCGAGCCGGTCGTCGTGGATGTGCTGGCGGTGGTGTTTGTGCTGTTGATTAGGCCCGTGGTGTAGAGGCCGGTGGTCGCGTTAATCGCCGTGACAGTAGTGCCGTTCACGGTAAAATTAAACTCCCCGCCCGTTGGGACGTTGGACAGAATCCGCGTGCCAACTCCGTTTGTCCCGATGGCTAACTCGGATGCGCCGGGAACCACTCCGGGACCAGTAAATACGAACCGACTGCCGGTGGAAACAAGCCCCCCGAAGTAACCCGCCCCCGCATTGCCAAACCCACCCGCGTTGACCAAGCTCCCGGTCGTGGTGGACGTGCTGGTGGTGGTGCCGGAAACAGACAAAGTGCTGGCAAACGTCGCCGCGCCCGTGGTTCGGACAATACTCAACCAATCGTTGCCGCCGATTGAAAGCCGCAGATCGCCGCTCGTGGCTATGTTGCGAAAGGACCACTGCCCAACCCCGCTTTGATTGAGCGCAAAATTTACTTCGGTGCCGGTTGACCCAAAAACGGAAACAGGAGCCGAAAACGTCGCCGCGCCCGTCGCGCTCGCGAACGTCAACGCGGTGCCGAACGTGCCGGTGCCTAGGGTGAGGTTGGAGGCGGCTGGCGAGGTGAGAGACGCCGAGATTGGCGTCGTGAGCGTGGGAGACGTAGAGAGCACGTTTGCGCCGCTGCCCGTCGAGGTGGTCACGCCTGTGCCGCCAGAAGCCACTGCAATTGGGGTGGAGGCACTAACCGTGGTAAAGGCACCCGTAGATGGGCTAGAAGCCCCAATAGCCGTGTTTGTAATGCCAACGGCGGAATAGTCGGTGCTAACACCAACTACGGCTCCTGTGCGCCCAAACACGCTAGAAACAGCGTCCGTCAAATCTACCTTTTCCCAAGCCGTGCCGTTGCTGATAATCCAGTCACCGACGCCAAACGTAATGCTAAACTGCGTTCCAGCCGTGCTTACAACGTAATAGTCGCCCTTGGTAGAAACCGCAGGCGGGTTGTTTAAGGTTGGATTGTTTGTCGAAGCATTCCATGTCCCTTTGTAATTGACCGGGCCGCTAACAATCAGCGGGGGAGAATAGTTGATGATTTGGTCAAAAATGCCGGACATGGTTAAATGTAGTTGAGTTCGCTAATCGTAAACACGCCCGTTCCGCTTACGGAAATTACCTTGGCGTTTTTTGCCCAGCCCGCGCTCCAGATACCGCTGTTACCATCCTTGAAAATGTGGCCAACGGAAGTAGTGGGAGTAGAGCCATCAATGGTGAGCCGAATATCTGCTCCGTCTAACGTCCAATAGATGTGACTGGTGTTTGGATTGAGGGCCGCGACAATGAAGTTGGTAGCTGTTCCACCAACCGAAAGCGTTCGCATGGATGTTCCGCTAACTGGAAGCACCTGCATTGGTCCGTTAACTATGCGTGAGTTTGACATGGTTAGACAGTAAATGGGGTTGCGTGAACCGAAGCATCCGTAGAAGCAGCGCGAATAAACTTAGCCGCAAGAGCCGTGCTCTTATTCCAAAAAAACGGGGGCGTCAGTTTCTTAAACAAATGACCATTCGTAGCGGTAGGTGTGCTACCATCAAAAGTCACCATAACATCGTCACCCTGAATATCAATTAGGATGTATTTCGTCTTGGACGAAGACCAAACATTCGTAAGAGCAACTGCCGCTGTGCTTACAGCAAGGCGTTCGTCGGCCTCCCCGGTTGGAGACGGATAGAGATTAACAACAAGGGAGTTATTCATTAGCGTGATTGTGTTGAAACGTAGGTAGAAATGCGGCGAAACAAGAAGTTGTTATTGCGCTGATTCTGGGCCTTGCTCAACTCTAGCATAAGGTAGCTCATGGCAATTTGTTCTTCGGCAATAGCCTTGTCAACCTGACCGTCCATACGAAGGAAATCGGCATAGGTAGCGTG